TGCTGATTTAGAGCAGGGCTGATGTTGAGGAATCCACCCATTGCGAGGGCTGAAGCAACATCTGACGAGCAGATGATGAAGTTACCCTTACCACGACGAGTTTCCTTGGCAATCTGGTTAGCTTCGCGTTCGATCTGGAACATGAGGCCACGGAAGCGTTCAGCTGACCAACGACCATCTGAGTCAACAAGTAGGTCATATATGCCACCGAAACCAGCAGCACCAGTACCAGATTTACCTAATAGGTCGCTTTGCTGTGCGCCAATCTTTGAAACATGGTAGATGCCACGAACGACTTCGCGGTTGATTTCAGCAAGAATTTCAGTACTGAGAATGTTGGCGAGTTCGGTTTCAGCATCAAGTCCGTGAACAGCCTTGAGGTCCTGAGCGAGTTCAGTGGTGTAGTCGGCCTTTAGAGCGCGAGTCTTAGCCTGAACAGCAACCTTGTCAATGGTGAATGCCATTTCCTGGAAAGGCTTACCACCAGATCCACCGAGGTTTTCGGCATCACCAACTAGTAGACCCTTTAAGTTGTCTGAAAATAGAGCTGATGTTCTTGTTGCACCAGATACGCCACCACCGAATAGGGTTAGACCATAATCGGCAGAACCACCGAAGTAATCAGTATACGCATTACCGCTACCGTTAGTACCACCTGAACCGCCGAATGGTACGAATGGTTCCTGGTACATGGCATCCTTACGAGGACCACCAGTTGGATCGTACTTGGGACGCATTGCGAAAATGAGTCCGGTTGGAGCGGTCATGGGCTGAACGCCGCAGATGTCATAAGCAATGAGGTTTGGCATTGCACGACGAACAAGGCTGATTAGGATTGGGTCGTAACCAGCGATGTTGGTTGATGAAGCATTACCAAAAACATTGCTGATTGGTCCACCTAGGGTGTTGTCTTCAACAAGTCTTTGCTGACGCATTGCAGATTCTTGGTTCTCAAGAAGAACTGCGGTGACTTTAGCTTTGTAGCTATCTTCAATTGCAGGGAGTGCGCTGTGGCTTAAAACTGGCTCCCACTTCTCAGTTAAAATATCGTATGGTGTTGTGTCTTCTAACATTGTATCTCCTGTGTATTTTTATTTATAATTTATCTGTGCTTAAGGTGTCTACTGATCGCATTTGCGTATACATTAACAGTACTTTCAGTTAGTGTTTCGGGTACTGTTGATGTTTCAAGAATGTCAATAGCGCGATTTACTGATTGTATTCTTGGTAGTGCTTGTGGTTGAACTTGAACTGGACGAGCAAAGAAGCTTTCCTTGATGACTCTTAGTTTTCTGCGGAATTCGTCTGCGTTATCAAATTCAACTCCTTCGGCTAGATTAGCTAATTTATCTACTTGAGTTGCAGCTAAACCAGCAGTTTCTTCGGCAAAGACTGCTATGGCAGCAGTATCTAAAAGCTTCTTGCGAAGAGAAACATTTTCATTTATGCTCTTGTTTAGTTCTTCATTCTTATTGTCGATTTCGGTATAAAGTTCATCAAGAACATCATATTTTTCATCAGGAACATCAATGAAATTAGTTTCAAAGAGTTTCTTTAAACCAAAGATAAAATTCTCTGCCAATTCAACTTTAACTCCTCTTTCGACTTGTAGACGATTTTCAGTAACCCATTCTTCAACGACATAAGTTAAGTAATCATCTAGCTTTTCAGACAATTCAGATACAGTTGAAGCTAGTGCTTCTGAATATCTTCTTTGATATGCTTCCTGAAGTTTATATGATCTTTCATTTAACTTTTGATTTACGGCAGCGACAAAAATTGTCTTTGCTCTTTCAACAAAGTCTTCTGAGAGATTTGAATTGGCAAATAAAGCAGCAAGATGCTCTTTTAGAGCCTCTTCCGATTCTGCTTCCATTTGATCATAATCCATTGGTTCTTCGTCCATTTCATCTTCAGTTCCCATAGGAGAACCTGGCATCTGCATTGGTCCTCCCATTTTTGGGGTCTGAATTGAAGCTGCATTTTGTGCGTAATATTCGCCTACTGGCTTATTTAAAACAAATCCTCGACCTGTGGTATCAAAAGCTCCACCTCCAAGGATATCCTGTTCATCTGATTGTGTATTTTGTGGTAACATTATATTCTCCGTTTTATATATTATTTTATTTATTGTCCGATTAATCTATCTATTCCTAATGATCGTTGTACGCTAGCAGGTCTACCGCGAAGATTTCGTGCAGCTGTTCTAAATAAAACATCTTGCATTCCTTGTGTTGCAGAGTTCCGAACATCTTCTAATCCACCAGCAATAACCCCTTTGCCACCAAAAATACTTGGTAGCTGTGTTCCTGCCGCCGCAGCAGCAGCTGTAGTTAATACTCCAGGCCCACTAGTGGCCGCAGTACCAGCAGCACCGCCAGCACCGCCAGCACCGCCAGCACCTCCACCTAAAATAACTCTACGAGCAGCATCTGGATCTCCTGCGTTCAATAACCGTTGTGCTTCTGCGTTTCTTAAAGCATCAGCGGTAGTCATTGGTCCTCTACTACCAGCAGCTAATGCATCTCCTACATCTGTACTTACTTGTCCTAATCTAGCCGCTTCCCTTCTTTGAGCAGCAACAGAAATATTCTGTCTTCTAGTAGCTAAACGCCCCTGTGTACCACCAGTAGCAACATCTACAATTTTATCTTTTAAATCACGAAATCCTCTTCGAACTGCTATACCAGGCCTGCTAATTGCTCGTCCTAATGATTGTTTATTTATCTGTCGCCCAGCAGCAGTTGTAGTTCTTAGAGCTACTCTTCCACTTCTTGCAATACCGCTAGCAAGTGCCCTCAGAAGATTTTCATCTAATTGATCTTGATTTAGAGTATGATATACACACTCGTTCAATGACTTTAATTCTTGTGCATTTAAGCGTTTCATTTTATTTTTCTTAAAAAATCTGCAAATGCTTTTATAGATTCTTCTTGAAGTTTTCTCTTTGAAGCACCTGAAATTCTTCTATGATATCCAGCAATATCTTGTTCTTTTAGAATACCATTATCCCAAACCCATTCCTTGCCTTCCATAATTCCATCAACGAAAGCATTTGGTGCAGATGGATCTGCAACGATATCAATAGCAGCAAGCATGAAATCTTCTTTTACATAGTTGACTGCGCCTTTTTTCTCCAAAGAACCCATGCCGCGAGTCGATACTCCTAGCTTAACACCTTCATTCATTAGATTTTTTACAATTTGTCCGCATGGGGTATCAAGGACTTTTGCTTTTCCATAAATGTCACTTCCGCTTTCATTAAGCCAAGTAACTCTATGAGATACGCGGTCTAAATTTACTGATGGACCAGTTGGGTGATTTAATTCTCCCAAAGCACGATTTTTATGTACATATTCAGTAACATAACGACGAGCTTCATTCATTAGAATATTTCTTGGATAAATTCTTCCATTCTTATTCTTTTGATCAGCTTGCATGAAAATACCTTCGATGAAATATTGCTTTTCACCGCTATCGGTTTTTTCAGTAAGAAATTTTATCTCTTCGACTGTTTCTGTTATTAATTTCATTTTTTCTTCTTCTTCTTCTTCATTTGAGCATTCTTCATTTGAGCAGCTGCGATAATATCTCCTCTTGTTATCTCATCTTCTGGGGGATACATTGCTGCTAATTTAGATTTTGAAGATTCAGTCATTGGCTCTTCGTCTTCTTCTTCATCTTCGCTTTCTAGACCTTCTTCGTTTTCAGATGAAACTTCTTCTTCATCTTCTTCATATTCTTCATTGAAGGTTTTTTTGGCAATACGGACATATTCTTCGGCAAGTCTTTCGCCAAGTTTTACAGTTAAGTCTTGCTGAATTAACTTTTTAGCGTCAATTGCGTTTTCTGATAATATTGAGTGGATTATTTTTTTGCTTTTCATGGTTTTTTCCTTTATATTTAGAATTTTTTATTCTTGAGCTTGTGTAGCCTGTTGCATTTGCATTTGTTCTAGTTCTTCTTGCTTTCGTTTGGCAATATCTACAGCCATTTCTCTGTCAATAAGTTCCATTTCTTCTTCTGTTTGTTTTAGAATGTTTTTACGAATATAATTACTGGAATAATATCTGCCTATCATAGGCTCCATTTGAGCAGCTAAATCCATTCTTGAAGCTAAAATTTCAGCATCCTTTAAGTCATTGAAATAAGAATCACGATTAAATGAGAAATTTATATGAGGATAAATTAAATTCCAATCATCCTCAGTTATAACACCCTTTAGTATTAGCTGAACTTTTAATAATTGCGAGAACATACCGGAGAACTTATAACGCAATCTTTCAATAAATTTGTAGAATTTGACCTCATCTCGCGTGATTTCGGCTGATCTTCCCATATTAAAGCCATTTTCTCCCGCCAATCTTGAGGGTGGAATATTTAAAGCAAAATATAGTTTCTTCTTAAAATATTCAACATCCGTCAATTCACCAAGATTTTGTCCCCCATCCAAGGTGGTAATTTCAGTTCCTCTACCACCTTCTCTTCTGGGTAGCCAGAAATCCTCAAGCATTGCCATTTGATTTCTATCGTCTTTAATTTCACCAGTTGTCTGGTTATAAATCATACGATTTCTATATTTGTTCATTAATTCACGAACATACTGTTCTGCTTTTTGCTTTGGCAGATTACCAACATCCACATAGAATATTCTTCTTTCTGGGGCGCGGGAGATACGATATACGACTATTGCATCTTCGACCTGTCTAAGCATGTTTAGTGGTCTGATTGCCTTGTGGAGGAATCCTAAGACCCTCTTGGAATTCATATCAACCATTCCAGAATGAACATAACAAATTGAATCTGGAGATATTCTAAGACCAGCCGCCCCAGTACCGATTACTGAATTTTTATCATTATTTGAATAAACATAGAATTCTTCAACATCTTGAATGATTGATAAAGAATTTCCAGTCTGCTTTGTTGGATTTGACTTTACTTTTCTTACCTTTTTAATCTTGGTAGAATCAAGAGGAACTAATTGTTTAATGCCAGCAGACGGATCGTCCATATCGATAGAAACATAAAAATACAGTTTTGAATCGATATACCATCTACGGAATATTTCGTAGCATTTATCTTGAAAATCTAATAATTGAAGAATTGAATCAAATTCAGAATATATTCTACTTTTTATATTTTCTGAAAAAGTTATCTTTGATAGATCTAATTTTATTGGTTTTCTATCATTACCAGAGACAATGGCTTCATTGGTTATTTCATCAATCGCAGTATCTACTTCTGGATATAAGGCCATTGCACGATATTGTGAAATCGTTGCATGTTCATCTTTTGCAGATCCCATGAAATCGATAAATGTTCCATATACACCAGATCCCTCAAGTGTATAGGCTCCATCAAATTCTTCCGGGGGAGTAAAGTTCTGAAGATTTGCTGTATCTTCTTTTGTATCTTTTACTAGTTTAAATCCAAAAAGCTTAATATCCATTTAAATCTCCATATTATTGATCAATATAATCAAAAGAAAATGCCACGCTAAATGTCACATATTCATCTGGTACTCTCATATCTAGTTGTATTTCTCCAACAGAAATTGGCCAGCACCCATATAATTTTACGGATTTTAATACATTAGTGCAATTTAAGTCTAATTGATCGACAACCCATCCATTAGCTTTATAGGTAGATGGCGTTATTTGATCTCCTGTATTGCTTAAATGATTATTGATACTATTGCTCCAATCATGAAGTTTGCTCCATAATTGAGATGGATTTGTGTTTGCATCATCTAAAATTGTTACTTGCCAAACACTACTTCCCTGGCCTCCATAAGTTCTATCGCCAGGAAGTTTAAGTTTTCTTCCTCTATAATCATATTCTACGACAAATAAATTATTTTGAGGCATTCCTGCTGACATTACCTGAAAAATATTAAACGCTCCTCCATATGGAAAATTTCCAGTTATTCTGAAGCGATTTTTTCTAGTACCACCAGAAAAGTTTGATTTAAAATCATTTATTGATTGAGCCATTTATTTCTCCATTACCCAGTGAAAAAATCGTAACTTAATTTGACAGAAAAAGTATTGTATATTTGAGAACTCATATCAAATTCTACTGGACCAATCAAAGCAGGAAAACACCCTTTCAAAATCATAGTTTTTAACACATTTCCATTGGTGTCTAGATGTCTTACTGTCCAGTCAGTTTTTAAATCTTTAAAAGCATCTGAAGATGACGAATGGACATTTGTTACATGAGAATTTATTCTTTTGTGCCATTGCTGAAAAGAATTCCACAATGACTTTTCTGTATCATCTAAGATTGCTATATCCCAATCACCATAAGTCCTATCTCCAGCATAGTGAATGAGTCTTCCTCTATGCGGTATTGATATTCTACCCAGATCAGATGGAGGCAAGGATGCAGAAAGAATATGATATGTTGCTATATTATTAGAAACTCCAGATGGCCAAGCAGCAGAAACAGAAAATCTATTTCTTCTAGTACCACCTTTAAAATTTGAAATAAAACTCGTAATAGATGCCATGTATTATGTAGTAAAGCTCAATTCAACAAAATTTATACTTTGTGATGGCTTTATTGACACATCTACATTTACTCTTCTATTGATATAGTCAGTTTCATTATTATTTGAAGAGTCGCAAATTACAACAAAATCATCTATTCCTGAATTAGCCTTAGTGAATTGAAGATATTGCTCTATTCTAATTTTTATTAAATTTCTAGTTGCCTCGTCATTAAAGTCAAATAATGAACTATTTAACACATATTGAATATTGCTAACCACATCAAAAATTAAATTAGAATAAGAAATTGATTGTTTTAGCGGAAAAATTGTTCCAGTATAACCAGAAACATCGCTATTGATATAGAAAGATTTAATATTATCAGCACCAAATATTTCAATTGGTAAATTTATACCTTTATCATAAATTGATTCAAGATCATTTAGATTGGATGGTGTCGAAGGAACGATTCCTTCTTTTGGAGAGGTTGCAGTTGTAGGATTTTCAATAGCTTCAAAATCCTGATTGAGTATTTTACCACGAACATAACCAGCTGGTGGTAGCCAAGGAATACTATTTAAACTTCTAGAAAAACAACCAATAGCATCAGAAATTAACGGTATTGGAATTAATTTTTTATCACTAATAACATTGTCAGATCTATAATACCAAAATTTATTTTTTAGTCCTGCTATTGAATATGTTAAAATTTGAAAATCTTCATCATTGAAGTTTCTAAGATTTAAATTATTAATTGATATTGAATTTATTATCTGATTTGATGTTATATAACCATCTTCAAGCAATCTATTAGATGAATTTAAACAATTAAAAATAATTGGAGTTTTTTTATCCTTTATAAATGTTTTTAATTCTGTTGTTATTGTCAATCTTAAAGGATCATAAGAAAATGCTTTTATTTTATTTTCACTAAAAGCAGTTTTTATTGATGGTATTTCATTAGAAGAACAATTGACTAAAATTATATTAAAATTGTAATGAGAACAATCAACTAAAAAATTATTATAAAAATTTACTTTTCTAGCTATCTGATAAAGCTGTGGTAATGGTCCAGAGGTAGAAGTTACTAATTCGATAAAATCTTCAAATGTAGTAATTGATGAGGAGATTTGAGTATAATCTCCATTTTTAATTAAGTCTGTTAATTTTGTTTGCGAATCTATTTTGTAATATTTTTCATTTTGAAGTTTTAGAAAATTAATATATGTGGAATCATAGATCAATATTCCAATGTCTATGTCCTTTTTAGATTCTATTACTTCAAAATTAAATGTTAAATCATCCATTAAGATTGATTAATTACAAATCTGAACGAAACTTGATTTATTGAGAATACTGGCTTGAACGATAGATCGACTACAATCTGCCTAGCTTCTTGCACAGAAACAGGATTATTTGTATCGTCGCAAACTATTACATAGCTTGAAACGCCTCTACCAGACTTGATAAATTCCATAATAGAAGTTAGAGCAGCAGTAATCTTTGATCTTGTTTCAGCATCATTTAATTCAAATAATGCTTCTGCTACGATTGGCTTTATTTGTCTATTGACATAGTTTATAAGTCTAGTAATACCTATTTGTTGTTTATTTGCAACAGTAAGTTCACATGTTTTATCACCTAGTAGATAAATTCCATCGATACCAAGAACATTATTAAATGCATTTACAAACTGACCTTGTAAATTTGTAATATCAGTATCGTCTATTGATGGATAAAGCTTGGTAATGGTATTGACTTCGCCTCTAATAGTTCCTGCTGGAGCATACCAAGGGAAGAAACTGCTATC